AACTCAACCAACAGAACTCGAAGTTCAACAAGCTGAAAATCAAAAGGCGATTAACCCGGATGTGGAAGTAATTTATTTAGATAAACCCCTAAAAATGGGTTCAATCGAAATTACCCAATTAGACATTCGTAAGCCAAACGTTGTGGCCCTTCAGGGTGTGAAAATCACAGATTTGATTCAAGGTGACGTAACAGCAATTTGTACCGTTATCCCGCGCGTATCGAGTCCGACTTTAACCAAAGCACAAATTAATCAACTTGAACCTTCGGATCTGGCACAGATTGGAGCTGCGTTAATGCTTTTTTTGCAACCGAGTTCAGTACGTGTATCAATCTTACAGCAACAGTAGATGATGCCATTGCCAATATCGCGGTGATCTTTCACTGGCCACCGCAAACCTATACAAACATGTCCTTATCAGAACTGATGCAATGGCATCAAAAAGCCATTGAAAGAAATGGAAATGATGCTGAATGAAACAACTTAAACTCGAAGTCATCTTCGGTTCTCAAGACAAACTCAGTCCCGCCCTTAAAATCCTCTCTGGCAACAGCAATGCTGCTGCCAGAGCACTGAAGCAGACCAAAGATCAGGTTAAAAGCCTAGAATCACAATTAGCTAAAATCGATAGCTTTGAGAAACAGAAAGCAGCCGTTCAACAGAGCAGTCTTGCATTAAAAAATATGCAGGAACATGTGAAGCATTTGAAGGCTCAAATTGCTCAGAATCCGACTAACCACTTGGCTAGTTCACTAGAAAAAACTCAGCAACAACTGAAGGCGACTGAAGCTGCAAAAAAACAGTTAGATGCCCAGCTCAAGCGTATCGATGGGTTTAGACAACAAAAACAAGCGGCTTTGGAAACTACAAAAAGTTATCAGGCTGTACAAACCCGGATTGCTGATTTAAAGCGTCAAATGGACGCACAGCCAAGTAAGAAACTGACTCAAGATTTTAACCGGGCATCACGTGAAGCTGAGCAACTGAAGAACCGTATTAATGAGCAGGGGATCGCTCTACAACGTGCACGTGCTGAACTCAGTCAATATGGTATTAGTACCAAAAATCTAAGTAATGAACACATCCGGGTACGTCGTGAGATTGAGCACTCAAATCAAACTATAGATAAGCAAAAGCAGAGCCTTCGCGAACTTAAAGACGAGCATAAAAAAAGCCAAGCGTCTTTAAAAGGTCTAACTCAGCAGCTCTCCAGTAGTGAACGCGAAGTCGGAAAACTAACGGCTGAATATGACAAACAAAAACAGCATTTAAAGAATTTAACCCGGGAGTTAGATCAATCTGGTTTGTCTGTAAATCAACTCGGATCACATCAAAAAAAATTAAGAGAACGTTTATCCGGGACAACGTCCGAAATCGATAAGCAACAGCGCCAAATGACCCAATTAAACCGGGTACAGCAAAATTATCAGAAGGTTCAACAACACTCACGGACAGCAATGATTTATGGAGCCGGTATAACAGCTACCGGAGCCGCAACGTTGTATTCGATGAAAAAACCAGTCGAAGAAAACAAAAACGTTGAGATTGAACAAAACAGGATTGGCGCACTTGGCTTAGGACAAAAAGCTACGAAAGAAGCAATCGCTTATGCAAAAGCGATGGATACATTCGGTACAAGTACTTTAGATAACTTGCAGTTAATGCGTGACGGTATTACTGCCTTCGCTGATGTTCATCATGCTGAAATCGTTGCGCCAACCTTATCAAAAATGAAGTTTGCTAACGAAGCGATGTTCGGAAATGAACATGGCCAAGAGAACGAACGAAAGTTCATGGACATGCTGAAAGTCATTGAATTACGTAACGGCTTAAAGAGTGAAGCAGCATTTAAGAATCAAGCAAATATCATTCAGCAAGTTATCACGGCCACAGGTGGACGTGTACAAGCCGGGGAGTGGCTGAATGCTATTAAAACAGGCGGTGTGGCTGTTAAAGGTTTAACGAACGAAGCTTTTTACTACAAGATGGAACCTATTGTTCAGGAGCTTGGTGGTCATCGCTTCGGTACGTCGGCCATGTCTGCATATCAAAATATTTATCAAGGGCGAACTACCAAACGAGCCGCCAATAATTTGATGGAGCTGGGCCTAATCGCGGATCAAAGCAAGGTTTCACACGATAAAGCTGGCCAAGTGTCATTTTTAAACCCGGGAGCACTTAAAGGCGCTGATCTATTCAAGAAAGACCAATTCGAATGGCTTGAGAAAGTTCTATTACCGGCTTTAGCTCAAAAGGGTATTACATCCCGTGATCAGGTCCACGATGCTATCGGAAGTATTTTTACAAACCGTAATGCATCAAACCTCTTTACGACGATGTATGACCAGCGCGATCAGATCCATAAAAATGCGAAGCTCAACGCTGGAGCCGATAACATTGATCAGTTGAATGACAAAGCTAAAAACACAACAACGGGTAAAGAATTAGAAGCTAGAGCAAAGTTACACGATGCATATCTTAACTTTGGCCAAAGTATTTTGCCGATCTATACAAAAGCAATCGAAGTGGCCACCAGCGCCTTAAAAAATTTCAATATGTGGATGCAGCAGAACCCAACACTGGCAAAAATGCTTGGAGCCGGGTTACTTGTTATCGCGACCTCATTAGTAGCCATTGGCGGGGCATTAGTCGTGTTTTCACCGCTTATTTTAAGCATGCTAAGCCTTAGACTCATGATGGCCACAGTGGGGGCAACTGGTAGTTCATTAGGCTTTGTTTTCAAAATGCTTTCTGGGCCAGTGGGCTTATTACAAAAAGGATTCGCTTTCTTAGGAAGTTCGGTACTTTGGTTAGGACGTTTGTTTATGACCAATCCAATTTTATTGGCTGTGACGGCTATTGCTGCAGCTGCATATCTGATTTATCAAAATTGGGGTGCAATTACTAATTTCTTCAGTGGGGTATGGAATAGCGTAAAACAGATATTCAGCGAAGGCTGTAATGCGATTATGTCGGTCATTCAAAGTGTAGACAATGTTTTCGCTAATAATCCAATCTTAAACTTCATGATGCCGTTTATCGGTATTCCTCGTCTCATCATTGCAAACTGGTCAAGCATCGCAGGGTTCTTCGGTGGTCTCTGGAGTGGCATCGTTGCGGGTGCAAGTTCTTTATGGACGAGTATCACACAAATATTTTCACCTATAGGCACTTGGTTTGCCAGTCAGTGGGAAGGGGTAAAAAACAATACTGCAGCTGCATGGTCTGCAATAAAATCGTCGGTTTCTAATGCATGGAATAGCTTAATTGCGAGCATTCAAACTAATCCTATTCTTCAAAAATTGATTAGCGGCTGGCAAAGCATTTTTGCTTATCTACAGTCACTTAAAGATCAAATGATGGGTATCGGCCGCAATATTATTGATGGACTCATTAATGGTATTAAATCGGGCTTTAATGGACTGAAATCGTTGTGGGGCCAGATCAATAGCTACATGCCGGATTTCATGCGTAAAAAGATGGATATTCATAGTCCATCACGTGTCATGCGTGGAATTGGTCGATTTATTGTGGCTGGTCTTGAGGTCGGTTTGGGGCAGCAGCATGGTTCGCTTCAGAAAACATACCAACGCATTGTTGATACGTTTACAGCACCACCGCCAGTGGAATTTTATCCTGGTGCGAATCTCCCGGATCAGCAGCAAACTGTATGGCAGCGCTTAAATAAAGCAGCCATACCAGCCGTCCCGGATCAAACTCAAAACATACTTCAAAAGGTCACGGCTTATGTGAAACCTATGCTTGATGAAGTACCAATATTCAAGCTTTTCGACCAGATTAAAAGCGGTTGGAGACAGTTATGGAATGGGCTAGAAAATATCTCGGATAAGTTTCCTGAACATTTGAAGACCTTGCTTGAAGTACAGACTTCAGTACAGCAACCAGCGTTAGCCACACCATCTTTTAGTGCTCCGGTGCAATTACCGCCGATTGTGACAAAACCTCTTATTGCAGGAGCACCAAGTACACCAACGGCCCAAGCTTCAAAACAGCATCAAATCACAGTTGAGGGCGATTCTATTTCGATTTATGTCACAGCGCAGCCGGGTCAGTCGACACAAGACATTGCAGCTGAAGTACAGCGTCAACTTCGAAGCTATGAACGTGAGAAAGCAATGCGTGTACGTGATCAGTTTTGGGATAACCAATAAGGAATAAAATTATGATGATGATTTTTGGCGTATTCGTTTTTTCGCTACCAACGGCCACATATCAAACCCTAAAACGTCAAACGAACTGGAGACATGCCTCAAGCTCTCGAGTGGGTGATATGCCCGACTATCAGTCATAGGGCGCGGTGAAGATGTGATTACGCTTGATGGCAGTATCATGCCTGAATTTATGGGGACTCCGCTTAGCCTTACCGCTTTGCGCGTGATGGGCGACACTGGAAAATCCTTCCCGTTGATCAGTGGTACCGGGAAAATATTTGGTCTGTATTTTCTTGAAGATGTGGAAGAAACACAGACATTTTTTTTCCCAAACGGAGCTGCTCGTAAAATTGAATTCAAAATGACCCTGAAGCAGAAAACGAAGCCGGGAACGTTGGCAAACAATATCATTAGCAGTGTGTTAGGTTAGGTCATGTTTAGTGTTAGCAATGTCAATGCACAGGCTATTTATAAACTTGTAGTCAATGGTACCGACATCACAACGAAGATTAATTCACGATTGAACAATATGACCGTTACGGACAATCGGGGCATTGAAGCAGATTCGGTACTTATTGAATTACTTGATCATGATGGTTTACTCGAGATTCCACCAAAAGACGCGGAAATAGACGTCTGGATCGGCTGGAGTACAACAGGATTGATCTATAAAGGCAAATATTACATTAAAGAGCGTGAATACTCCGGAGCACCGGACATTCTCTCTCTACGGGCCACCAGCGCTGATTTAAAAGCGAGTTTGAAGCGTAAAAGGGAAGAAAGTTATCACGACAAAACAATCGGTGAAATCATAAGTAGTATTGGGGCCAGAAATGGCCTAAATGTGATTGTTCAAGATAAGCTAGGCAGCATCAAATTAGCCCACATCGATCAAAACGAATCAGATGCAAATTTAATGACCCGCATTGCTGATGAACACGATGCGATAGCTACTGTGAAAAATGGTACCTTGTTGTTTATGGCTAAAGGCAAGTCTGAAACAGCAAGTGGCCAAACTCTACCTGAAGTCGAAATTACTCGGAATCAAGGAGATAGGCATCGTTTTAGCGATACTTCGGAAGGTGATGATATTTCGGGGGTGACTTGTTATTACTACGATATTGCTTTGCCTCAAAAACAGAAAGTGACAGTAGGCAATAGCTCTCAAAATGTTAAGGAAATTCGACATGCGCTGCGGGATAGAGAAACGGCTCTACATAAGGCTTATGCCGAATATAACAATATCAAACGTAAAGC